GCTTCGCGCCTGCACCAATTCGCACATGTCCCTGCCAAAGGCGATCTTTCGGTTATAGGGGAGTTCCTGATCTGGGGGTCTGGCCGGTCGGCCTGGGCGGGTTCGGAGGTCACTTACTACCCCCTTAAACCTCATTATAGCAGGTTAATGGTCGTAACTTATTATTTTGTTGACCTTATGGGTGAATCGATGATAAGTCAGTTAGTCAAAGGACAACTCATGATCTCACTCGTAATCCCTATCGGCGCGAAGGACGGCGCGAAGTCCGGCGAGGTGGAAGTGGACGGCGGCACGCCGGTCAAGGGCGTGATCGTTGGCGAGCTTACCGCGCTGGTGATGGTGAGTGAGGACGAGGCCGAAGCGAAACCGGCTGCTCCTGCGGTTCCGGTGACGGTGACTCCGGCGACGACGACCACGACGCCGCCGCCCGCGCCCGCACCACCCAAGGTCTAAAACAGCGAAGCCGCTGGGGTTCGATGCCAGCGGCTCCATGAACGATATCTTCGACAGGCTTTACTTACGCGAAGTGTACAGCAACTTCGACCGTGAGGCAAGACCTGTCGAATGGACGTCTCGATTACTGAATACGCCGTCCAGCGCGGCGTGAACCCGCAAGCCATCGCCAACGCAGTGCGCGACGGGCGCATCACGCGCAACGCCGACGGCACCATCGATAGCGAAGCGGCGGATCGCGAGTGGGAAGCCCATAGCAAAGCCAAGATCTCCGCTGGACCCCACGGCCCCCAGCCGAAGCAGACCAGCGTCCCGGCGACGGAGCCGGTCGCGGGCATGATGTACGCCGACGCTCGCGCACTGAAGGAAGTCTATGACGCGCAGAGGAGAAAGCTGGAGCTTGAGGTCCGCGCTGGTGAACTGATTTCCCGCGCCGCTGTAGAACGCGCCGCCTTCAGCCGGTTTCGGATGATTCGCGATGCGTGCATGAACATCCCCGCCAGAGTCGCGCCACTCCTGGCCGGGGAGCGGGACGAGGCCAAGGTGTTCCAGATCCTTGAGGAGGAGATCCGCCGGGTATTTACCGACTTTGCGGAAACTAACCTGACTTAGGAGTGACTTATGACTTACATCGATAAGCCGAAGGACGATGAGGAAGACGACAACGAAGACGACAAGGAAGAGGAGTAACTATGCCGGACGCCTTAGAAAAGCTGAAGGACCTGAAGGACTCCATCGCCCAACTGCCCGCGATTCCTGGGACCGCGCAGGAACTCAGCGATGAAATGCGCGAGTGCCAAATCGCGGAGTTCGGTCCACCGGATAACTGGCAAATGAACACGCGCATCGGCCCTGAGCCCTCGCCGGTCTGCGCGTTTCCATCGTTGTACTTCCTGGGCTACGTGACGGTGAGCTTGCCCCAGGGCGGCTTCCGCCAGGAGGCGCCGCGCTACTGCGGAACCGGCTACGCCGCCGCCACCATGTTGCGTCTGGTGCAGGACAACTACGACCCGGACGCCAAGATGTATTACGACTGGCCGCAGGATGACGAGTACGGCGGCGGCTATGCCGCCAACCGCAAAGTGCCGTGGATCAAGGCCAAGGGCGGCAAGGCCAACGTAGGTTTGCAGTGCGAATACTTCACTCATGGTTACCCGCCGGATAAGTGCCTCGCCGCCGCGCTGGGTGAGTTCCGATAAGTGACCGTCACGCTCATTGACGAGTTGAGAATCGCGGACGCCCTCGCCGCATACGACCGTGCAGCCCGCGACGGCGCCAGACCTGATCCTGCCTTCACCGTCAGTCAATGGGCGGATAAGTTCCGTCAGCTATCGGCGCGATCCTCGCCGGAGCCGGGACCGTGGCGCACGTCGAGAGCGCCGTTCCTGCGAGCCATCATGGACGATCTGTCGCCAGCTTCCCGCGTGGAGACGGTGGTCTTCCAGAAGGGGGCGCAGATCGGCGGGACGGAGTGCGGCAACAACTGGTGCGGCTTCACGATCCACATGGCGCCCGGTCCCATGCTCATGGTGCAGCCGACCATCGAGATGGCGCGGCGCAACAGTAAGCAACGCATCGGCCCGCTCATCGAAGACTCCGTCGTGCTGCGCGAGCGGGTGAAGGATTCTCGAGCCCGCGACAGCAGTAACACGCTACTTAGTAAGGAGTTTCCTGGCGGGTTACTGGTAATGACCGGAGCTAACTCAGCCAAGGGACTCCGGTCTATGTCGGCGCGTTACTTGTTCCTCGATGAGGTCGATGGTTACAAGGGCGACGTGGAAGGCGAAGGCGAACCGTGCGGACTCGCCATCGCCCGCACGACGAACTTCGCACGCCGGAAGATCTTCATCGTCTCGACGCCGACGGTATCAGGCCACTCGCGCATCGAGCGTTTCTACGAGGACAGCGACAAGCGGCAATACTGGGTGCCCTGTCCGCACTGCAACGAGATGCAGATCCTGGTCTTCGCGCAGTTGCGCTGGCAGCACGGCAAGCCGGAGACGGCCCGCTATCACTGCGCGGGCTGCGGCGAAGCGCTCCAGAACCATCACAAGGCCTGGATGCTTCCGCGTGGCGAGTGGAGGCCGGACGGCGCGGAGAACTCGCGCATCCACGGCTATCACCTGTCGTCGCTCTACTCGCCGGTCGGCTGGCTGTCCTGGGAAGAGGTTGCTCGTAAGCGCGACGAGGCCGGAGAAGACCCGGAGAAGCAGCAGATCTTCTGCAACACGATCCTGGGCTTGCCCTGGCTGGACGTCGCGGAGGCGCCGGAGGCCGACCGGCTGTACGAACGCCGGGAGGATTACCAGATGGGCGTCGTGCCGGAGGGCGGCATCCTGGTCACCGCTGGCGTGGACGTGCAGTCGCGCCGCCTGGAGTGCGAGATCGTCGCCTGGGGTCGCGACCGGCATAGCTGGTCGGTGGACTATCGCGTATTCGACGGCGACACCACGCAGCCCGCTGTCTGGGAGAACATCACCAAGCTCTTGGACGAGGACATTCCGACCGAATACGGTCAGCCCACGAGGATCGCGAAGCTCGCCATCGACACCGGCTACAACACGATGGCGGTTTACGACTACGTGCGGCGCATGAGCCCGATGCGCGTGATGGGGGTTAAGGGAAGCAATCGTCCCGCGTCCCTGGTGGGGTCCGCTTCCATGGTGGAGGTCGGACCCCACGGCAGCAAGCTGAAATACGGCATCCGGCTCTGGCCGGTCAACACAGACATTGCGAAGGAGGAGTTGTACCGCTGGCTGCGGAACCGCACGCCGGACCTGGGCGCGGGCGAATCCTGGCCGGTCGGCTTCTGCCACTTCCCGAACTACTCACGCGAGTACTTTGAACAGCTAACAGCGGAGCGGTTGGTCACCTCGACGGTGCGCGGCATCAAGAAGACCCAATGGGAAAAGCACCGCGAGCGGAACGAGGCGCTGGACTGCCGGATCTACGCACGTGCGGCGGCGGCGAGCCTACGGTTTGAAAACTGGAACGAAGCCAAATGGCAGGATCTCCAAGACCGGCTGACCTCCAGCGAGCGCAAGGGCGAGCCGCCCAGCGCCAAGAAAGCAGTCATGAACGCGCCGAAGCTCCGCACCACGCCGATGCCGACGTTTACCAGCTTCGCGCCAAGGACGGACTTCACGGAGTGATGGATGGCTGATCGCGGCGACCTCATCATCTACCAGGGCGACGATTGGGGCGCGACCGTCAGCGTCTTCAACGGGACCGCGCCAGCCGATATCACCGGCTATACGGCGAAGGCGCAGATCCGCCAGGACGTCGCGGACAACGACGCCGACGTGGACGTGGAGATCGTGACGGCGGTCACCTCGCCAACCATCGGCCTGACCATCCCGGCGGCGGTCACTGCGGATATGTGCGGCGATTATGTATGGGACTTACAGATCACTTCGCCAGCCGGACAAGTTACTACCATCCTCGCCGGTAACGTGCGAGTAACCCAGGAAGTTACCAGGGCGGTTGCATGACGCAACAGTTCAGAGCCACGCTCACTCCCAAACAGCAATTCAAGGTGTCTTACTGTCAGGGACCTCCTGGGCCTCCGGGTCCGGCGGCGTCCCAGAGTCCCTGGACGCAGAACATCGACGCGGCTAACCACGATCTGAGCAACGTCCACAACATAACGGCTTCCAGCCAGATCAGTGCGCCGTACCTGAATATCGCAGACCTGACGCCGCCTAAGTCATGGACGTTTTTTGGCGATGCGGGTAATCTAAACCTGTCGTATTACGGGAACAATCTCTTCGGCTTCACTGGCGTTGATCCGTTCGGGATGTCAGTCTCAGGAGATCTCTCTGTTGCCGGTAGTGTGAACATTCTCGACCAATACAACCTGGGCTACACCTTCAAGATTAACGGCATTCCTATCGGAAGCGGGTCGCAGACGCCCTGGACGAGTGACATTGATGCCGGAGGCTACCAACTCTATAACGTAGGCATCATAACTACCAACGCTCATATCAATGTGCGCGGCATTCAGATGCCGGATGTATGGAGCACTTATGCCTGGAACATGTCGCTGGATAACCTGGGCGGCAACTGGACCGTGCGGCGCACCGACACCTGGGTCAACTTGCTTCAGGTCGATCCAAGCGGCAACGTCAATATCCCGGCGGGCGCAGAGTACCGGGTCAACGGAGTTCCGATTGGCGGCGGTGGCGGCGGCGGCAGTCAGACGCCCTGGCTTAGTGCCATCGACGGCGGCGGCTTTGGTTTGTACAACGTCGAAAGCATCGATGCGACTTGGTTCAACGGCAGCATCAATACGACCTGGATGTACATCACCGACCCCGGCATCTCGTTCCAGTGGGGCGTAGGCACCAGCGGCGGCGTGTTGAAGTTCCAGCGCAATACCGACTGGCTCACCGTTCTGGGTCTGGACGGAAATACCGGGCGGGTCGGCGTCCTCAATGGAGCCCCGGCTTATCCACTCGATGTTACCGGCGACGTGAATACCACCGGAGTCTATCGGGTCAACGGCGCACCGTTCGCGCCTGGGCTGGACGTGCGCGTGAACTCCACGCCCTACGGTGCTTCGACGATCCTGAACATGATCGCCGGGACGAACATCACGCTGGGAACAAGCTTCTCTGCGGGCGTGATGAATCTGACGATCAACGCGGCGCAGACACCGTGGTCAACAAACATTGACGGCGGCGCTAAGAACCTGAGTAACGTGAACGTACTTACCGCCGTTCGGCACATTACCGCGACACTCCCCGCTGGAAATAACGTTCCGTTCTTCGCCACTGGTAGTGACGGCGCCGGATCTATCGCCTTTGGCTTCAATCAGGCGGGCGTGAACAGTTACCTCACCTATTACGGGCCTAGTCATGGAGCGGCTGTCCCAAAGCGAGGCAACTTCAATATTGAATGCGGCACTGGTTTCTG